CCCAGAGAACGGTGTCAGACTTTTACCCTGAATCATGACCAGTAACATGGACAGTGATTTATTAGCTTTATACTTTGTGCCAAAACAAAGTACCGCGATGGAGAAACGATCAGGAATCAATTCCCATGTCCCACGCCCAACGCGCATTGGAACATTTTCCGAATCCCAGCAAATTGCACGCATACGTTTTCGAAATAACGTGTGGGTGCACTGGGCCAAATTCCGAATCTGGGCTAATGCTAAGTTGCACCTTGGACCTCCCTATTCCGTACGCGATTTATCGTGGTGGATTGAACAGGCAGCCATACGCCACCCTGGTTTGCGAACAACAATAATGAGCAAGTCAGCGGAAATGCGCCTGCTACCAATTTCAAAAACCCACACACATCGACTCTCCGCGCAACTGAGAACATCAGCATCACAGTTCCTGAATGAGCTAGCAACCTCGGCCGGCTATGCCCCGTACAATGTTAGTCGTGTTGAACACAACATTCAGGACGGGTGTAAGTATTTCTTTACAGAGAAAGACTTAACAACCCCTTTCCGTGACGACCGTATCCGCAAGAACACAGCACTCGTATTTTGCGATGTTGACTATAATTGCGATATGGCCGCCTGGATGCGATTATTTCGCCCAATGCTGATATTCACATTTGTGCCCGAGACAATCACTCACCGAACGAGTGAATACGCCTATTATATCAAAGACGACATGGTACATTATCATGTTTCAGGTGGAGCATCCTATACCCATAATTTATGGGATTATAGTGGAGACACCGTTAGCGTCGTTGATAAAAATGGTGATTTGTGTGTGTTTTTGGTAGAGCAGAAGAAGTTGGACAAAGACCCTAATCGGCGAATTGTCTGGCTTATACCATCCGTAAGGATAGTAAGTAAAGTTTGGACTCTTGGCCCTTTGCCTAACTTGATTAAGCGAAAGACCTTCAGTCAAACATTAAATGGCTCCCTGGTCAATTACACCTATGAACCCATTACTGATACCATGACTGTCAGCGCCGATGGAGGAAATCATTCCGTCGAAATCAAAGGCAAGACGTACCAGGCCATTCTCAAGCGGCTGGAGAACAAAGATTCACCGCCCCTTGTGTCTGACGTGGAACGCTTGTTGCGCGCAGCAGGAGACAAAGACTATTCAGTCAATGCTCCCCTGTTGTTTAATGCAGTGCGGCCAATTGAGTTCAAGCCAAATGTTGTACGTACAACCGAACAACAGGCTCATTTCCAACCAATCGGCCGACTGCGCACAGAAGATGGTAGGCCAACTGGTACCGTAATTGGTAACAGTTTGACTACCAACCCATCAATGTTTCCCACGCGAAGTGAGAATTCAGATGAGGCAACTGTGCGTGGCAGAATTCATGGTGTCCGCAATGACGTTGAACCTGTCAAGAAGTACAAGGTTTACGCACGCGAGTTTTTAGAATTACTCGTGCCAATCGCCGGAATCGGGACGCCCATTAGTGTTGAAGAGGTCCGGAAAGTCCAAAATTCCGCGGGCCAGAAACAACGGTTTGAGCAAGCCAAGACTACCTTAACAACGAATGTTCACAACAAATTGCGTTCATTCATGAAGTCTGAGCCATACCAACATGTTACTGACCCTCGGAACATAACCACGATGGAAACGGAGTTAACCATCATGATGTCAACGTTTACAATCCCTTTTAAACAACAGGTGATGAAGTTGCATGACTGGTACGGACCTGGTAAAACACCAGCAGAAGCGGTCAAGCGCCTACAAGAGGTTTGCGCTGATGGAGCGGAATTTGGAGTAACACCTTCAGATTTCTCTCGGATGGACGGAACTGTTAGTAAGTTCGCTGTCCGCGATGTCATTGAACCCGCATATATGCGTTGGGTCGATGAGAAACATCGTGTTGAGCTCAAACACCAGTTTGAAGAACTTTACCAACAGAAGGGTACCACGGCGCACGGCGTCAGGTTTCGGCCTGGCTACGGAACGCGTAGTGGTAGTCCAACTACAACTGATGGCAACACCATGATCAATGCATACATTGTTTATTGTGCATTGCGAGAACATGGATTTACAATCAAGGAAGCCTGGAAGAAGATGGGCTTATTGTTCGGTGATGATGGAAACACCGCCAACTACGATGGATCAATGAAGCACGACCTGGAAACGGTCACCGCCGATATCGGCATGACTCTCAAAGTTGATGTAGTCAAACCAGGTGACCCTGTCCCTTATTTAGGGCGATACTTTGTTGATCCCTTGTTAATGGTAGACTCATTTGCTGATCCAATGAGAACAATCTCCAAGTTGCATATGACCAGCAACAAAGGCGTAACCAAAGAACAAGCATTGGTTAACAAGGCCATGGGTTATTTAATGACCGATGGACTTACCCCGATTGTAGGAACATGGGCACGCAAGGTACTTGAAACCTACCCCAAATATCATTTTGCGGGTGCGTCACGTGAAGAACTGTGGCGCGTAAACAATGCATGGCCCCAAAAGAGCCGTGACGATATTCGTGATGCAATGGCCAAGGTGCTAGACATCAGCCCAACGGAGTTGGAGATGTTGGATGACATTGTTGCGTCGTCGCCCCTGGAGGAATTGCCAGTACTCCTCGACAAAGAGCTAGAGGTTAAAATCCCCGCCATTGTCGGGGATGTGGTTAGTATTCCAGGGGGTCAGGAACCAACATTGTTTGAAAACGCCCCTAATTATTTATCTTGTGCCAGTGAACCCGGAGAACGACAAGATGAACGTCAATCAACAACAACTCGTGACCGCCCACGCAACACAGAGCCAGCGAATCGACGCCGCCCTGCGAACCTTGGTGAACGCGCTCCTCGACAAGGAGAGCGAGTTCGCCCGGAAGCGCGAAGCCATGGGCCTCGCCGCACAATACCCAAACGCAGCGCGAATCCGCCACCTCGTCGACAAGCTCGCACTGGAGCTGCGCCCTCCGCCACATCTGCTGCTGATTGCCGCCCAAGCACCAGCCGAGCCAACACCGGCCGCGCCACGTACGCCACTGTATGTGCCGCCACACCGTCGAGCCCCAAACGAGACGCCCCCGCCCCCTTACGCAAAGTAGAGGCCTAGTCTCGCTGATCGTCCGCCGTAATTGTTCTTCAAACTTTTACACCATC